CAGCGTGGGCGACGTAGCCAGAGCGACAACCGTGCCCGTGCCGGTGGTGCTGTAGCTGGTTCCCCAAGCTGTACCCGTGGAGTTGGCGATACCGGCAGCCGGATAAACAGTCGGACCCGTCGCGCCGGTGGGGCCGGTGGGGCCCGTCAATCCTGTGGGGCCAGTCAGGCCGGTCGCGCCCGTGGCGCCCGTGGATCCCACGCCGGTGGCTCCGGTCAGGCCCGTCGCACCGACAGGACCAGTTGGGCCAGTTGGGCCGGTTAAGCCCGTGGGTCCGGTCGGGCCGGAAGCCCCAGAGGGACCAGAAGGACCGGCAACACCCGTGGCGCCTGTGGCGCCAACACCCGTCGCACCCGTCGCACCGGCAGGGCCAGCAGCGCCGTTCAGGTTCACGTTCCAGGACGTAAACGTGCCGGTTCCGGTGACAGACGTGATGTTGGCGACCATCGCCCCCGTACCGGAATTGTACGAAACGACAGTGCCAGACATGTAGTGAGTGGAATCGTTGGCGATCAGCACCGGCTGCCCGACCGTGTAGGACAGACCAGTTCCCACCGTCAGAGACGGCGAGCTGATAGTCAGGGTCAGGGATGTCGTGCTGGTCGTCGCATACAAAGCGCCCTGCAGACCCGTGGCTCCGGTCGGACCAGCAACACCGCTGGCGCCCGTGGGGCCTGTAGGGCCGGCCACTCCCGTGGCGCCGCTCGCTCCCACAGGCCCCGTCGCCCCCAGCGACCCCGTGGCCCCAGTCAGACCCGTCGCCCCAACAGGCCCCGTTGCACCAGACGGTCCTACAGGCCCAGATGGCCCAGAAGGCCCCGTGGGGCCCGTAGCCCCCATCCCCGTGGCCCCAGTCGGCCCCACAACGCCCGTAGGGCCCGTAGGTCCAGTCGGGCCAGCAACACCGCTGGCGCCAACAACACCAGTTGCACCCGTCGCCCCGGTCGCGCCGGTTAGGCCTGTCGGACCCTGCGCACCAGTGGCGCCGAAATTGCCTTGCGGACCCGTTGGACCTGTCGATCCCGTCGATCCTACGGCGCCAGTCGCGCCCCGCGGCCCAGTGGCGCCGGTAGCGCCCGGCGCAAGACCGGCAATCTGGGCAGCCGTAACCGAAACAGACGTTCCGCTCTGAACAGCCTCGAGCTGCTCAGTCCCAGTGAGGGAGATTGCTTTGGGGAGATTAGGGATCGTTACGTTAGCCATGCCCTAAATCCCAGTCTGCGGAATCTGCGAATAGTTATACGGCACGCCGACAAGGGCAGTGACTATGACAGTCCCGGAAGTCAGCAGGCTCCCATTAGGTATAGCCCGATTGGGAAGGTAGGTAAACGCAGTGGCCGTGGTCACAGTCACGCTGTAGAAGCCGTTTGCACCGTTGTTCTTGAGGCCGCTGACGGATATTTGCGACCCCGTGCTGAGGCCGTGGGGCGCCGAGCAAGTCACCGAAATCTGTTTGGTGCCGGTTGGATCCACGCTCGTATTGGTGACAGCGGTAACCGACACGATCGGCAGTTGCACATCATATGCCACACCCTGGTTGAGCGGCATGATCGCAGACTCCGTCAGCCCAACAGGGGCGCCGATAGGCTGCGTGTTTCGCAGACCACCGTCTTGAGTGATGCGATCGGTAGAGCTCGGGATCGGGATCCCCGTGGTGGGGTCATATACCGTAGGCACCGAAACGGCCCGGTAGTCAGTCTCATCAGCCGCATAGTTTTCAGTGCGGGCGTTGATGATCGGCGTAGGGTCGGCAGGGACCACGATCGCACGCAGCTGTTCCTGCGGAGTGTCCAGGCAGGTGTCGCAAACCAGAATGCGCAGGTTCTGCAGCGCAGCGCCTCGCCAGTCGTACTGCCATTGCAGGTCGCAAAAATTATACCAGAGCGAACACCTGTCACAAACGGCAAACGCTTGCGGGTTACTAGGACTTGTTCTTGCCCTACCTGATCTTGAGGCATACGCCATATTTACGCCTCCTCGTATTTAAAGACTTTTCCGCCAACTGTTTTTCTGTGTTTTTTACCTAAACACAATTCTATCACGGAGCTTTTAGCCACACCATAATGCCTTGCTGCGGCGCTTGCGCTCTCAAATGATAAATTATCATTTACGCAAACAACTCTTTTTGATGATGCAGCAGGCCCCATGGACATATATTTTTTAAAGATTTCAAAATTCTTGCGACCCAGATCAGCAAGAATTTTTTTTGTTTTATCGCTTTGAGGAATGCCAAGCCTTCTTTTTTGCCCCATTTGAGCCCGACTAATTTTTGCCCTTACCTCCATGGAATGAGGAGGGCGCGGGCTTCGCTTTTTTTGAGAAACACTCATTTTTTTGCGCGTTTCTTTTGTATGGACCAGCCCAGAAATTCCCCCACCCCCTAAAGTGCGGTTTGCCAAGTCGGCTCCGTCAGCCCGCCAAAAAAGTATTTGCTTCGTCTCAAGATTGAACGCTTCTTCTTCCGTCAAACCATGAGAAATAATTTTTATTTCAACGCATAATCCTTGCCGAGCCAATTTTGCTTGAATTGCGGCATGATGTTTGTTGCGTTGTTTTAAATAAAGAGCGCGATTTTTTTTACCTTTTCCCACGTAAAAACATTCGCCCTTATCAGGGCGCCAGTGTTCATAGACGTAAAACGTATCGATGCTCATGGCCTAAAGTAGCCAGAGATGGTCGGGGAAATGTACTGCTGCGCCGTTTCGATGTTCTGAGCGGCGGCAATGGCATAGGCCTCATCAGCCAGCGGCTTGATCAGCTGCGCCTTCTCTGGGGCCCACACAAGGGACAGGCGGAAGGCCAGACCGTAGGCGAACGCCTCGAGGAAGTAGTACGGGATTTCGACCTGCTGTCCGCTGGTGAAATTGGAGTCCTGAATCTGACGGACGCGGTAGTAGTTCAGCGAGCTTTCATTGCCATCAGGCACCGGCCACAGGGTGACGGTGCCGTTGATCAGGCGATCCTGCCAGTAGGTGGTCGGGAAGCCCTGCTGCTGCGGGTTCGGGTAAGACGCATATTCCGTGCGGCTGATCGGCAGGATCAGGCGGTTGATCGACGCGCCGCCGCTGTTCTGGACGACATAGGTGTCCAGCATGGTGATCGTGTTGGTCGGAATGCTGTAGGTCGCCTGCCCCTGCACCAGCGGGATCGTCTGCAAATCCACCGCCCACAGGTTCACACCCTCCGAAGACCACCGCCCCAGAAGCATATTGGCCGCCATGCGGGCGGCCTCCATGTGCTCCTGAACGATGGCGGTGTTTCGAATTCCGCACAGGTTGTAAGCGTAGAGGGTGACCTCGCCCAGCGACGGGTTGAAATTATACGTCCCGCTTGTGGACATTGATCACCCCTTAGAGAGTGCCGTCGTTTTGGATCAGGAAGCCTTCCACGACAATGCCAACAGCCGAAGTGCCCGTGCTGGTGCTGACCTGGAATTGAAGATCGGTGCCAGCAGCGTAAGGGAACGGCGTCTGCCTTTGAACGCTAAAGGTGCTCACAAACGGCTGCTGCAGAACAACGAGAACCAGACCCGACGAGGTCTTTGCGTACACCTGGTAGTAGTTATAGACGCTACCGGCGTAGCTCAGGTTCGAAGAGATTTGGACCCGGTTCAGATAGAACGTGTTTCCGGCGGGCACCGTGTACCAAGAGTTCTGCGACTTGCCGATGCCGGGATTGATGGCGGCATAGGTCGTGCCGCCGTTCTTGGCCGTGATCGTGCCGATGTTCGTACCCGTCGCCAGGCTCAGGCTATTGATGCGGAAATAGCTGTTCACCGTGTTGACGTTAGTCGTGCCGTTCAGCGCAACAGTTTCCGAGATCGGATTGTAGCTGGCATCCAGGCCGCTGATCAGGACGCTGATCGCGTTGTCAGAAGCCGACGAACTCACCAGGGTCATGACGACCGCGGTGGAAGGGTAGACATACGCAGTGGCGTTTTCCCAAATCGGCACCGCCGTGGTGCCGACAGCAGCTTGATAGCCGAAAACGTTGACCTGAGAGTGCAGGCTGATCTGCCCGCGGGCCAGTTGGAGGTTGAAAGGCTCGTATCTGCCGACGCGGGTGATCGACTGATTTACAGCGCCCGTAGAAGTAATGGTCGCCATCCGTAGGCCCTTTCTAACATTTAACGTCCCAGCGTTTCAGCGCCATATTGATCCTACTATTTGGATCGTGGGCCGTCTTCGCCGACGTGAGCTTTTCTTTCATACCACACATTCTGGTTCGGAAGTTATCCCGTCTTTGGGCGGCTTCCTCGCTATGCGCGGCTTCGTGGGCAGTGACAGGGCGTTTGATATTGTGCCCTTCAGCACGCAAAGACTGGCGCCCCTTTTCGTTGAGGCCGCCCGAAGGTGACTTGCCTTCTTTGCGCGTCCAAGCTCCAGACATGTAATCCCCCATGGTAAAACGGGGGCGCAAAGGCCCCCGTTCGCCTCAGACAAAGAGGTCTGGATTTATTCTTCGCCGGGACCGCCGTCCATTTCCATGTCCAGGGTGCGGCCTTTGGGGGCCTTGCCGTGAGCCGCGGAAGTGAAGGGGTTGGAGTCAGAATAAGCCCGGCCACCGCTCTTGCGGGGCTTGCGACCGGCGTGATGCTTGGCGTGTTCGCCATGCACGTCGCCGACATGCTTCACGTGACCCATGTGGTGGTGGAGAACGTGGCCACCGCGCTTGCGCTTGGCGCGACCGATGGTGGATTCGCTTTCCGGGCCGAAGCCTTCCTTGTGGATCATGCCGCCATGCTTGCGCTTGTGGCGCTTAACATGGCCGCCGTGCTTGCGCTCTTCGGCTTCGTGGTCGATGTGAGCGGCGTTGGTACGAGCTTCCGGCTTGTCGCGGAGGTCCATTTCGGCCTCATTGACCCCGCCGGTATTGCGGTGCTTGCGGTGACCCTTCATGGGTGCCTCCTATTAAGTGTATTGGCCGTTGACGTAGCCGTTGATCCCCTGCAGATAGCAGACGGTCAGGACGGCCACACCCGCAGTGCCGGTGCTGGACTTGACGTAAATCTGGACGTCCTGCGTTGCGCTGGAGTTGTTCCAGGCAGCGATCAGGCTGGTAACCGGGACAGTGTACTGACCCTGCACCAGACTCGTAGCAGCGATACCGGAGGCGAGCTCGTTAGCAGCGGTAGAAGTACCGATGCTGAGAGTGCCGCTGGAACCCCAGCCCGTGGTGACAGCCACATAGATGTCCGTGATCTGGCTTTGGGCCGGGATCACGATGGGGGTGGCAGCCGCAGTGGCGGATTGCGTAATGGGCGCAGATTGCGCCATTTGAACAAACCCGACGTTTTGCGTGCCGCTGCTGCCACCGAAACCCGCAAGGGCGCCGGTGCCGTCGCTTTGCAGAACGTTGCCCGCCAGAACCGGCCCCGTAAAGACAGTAGAAGACATTTGTCTCTCCTTTGGGAATAGGGCCTCCCGCGAGGGAGGCCCAGCCGATTACGAAGTCGGGAACGAGCCCCAGATCGAACGCCAGTTGTAGTAGCCGAAGCTGTAACGCTCGTAACCTTTGACAAGCAGGTTGTCAGTTACGAAGTCAACCTGCATGTCGGTTTCGAATTTAACGCGCTCCATGTAGGAGAGACCGTCAATATTCGTGAGCATGAACCAAGCATAGGCCGAGGTCAAGAAGTCGTTGACCATGTAACCTTCCGGCAGACCACCTGCGGTCGTCAGGATTGCGTTGACATCATTGTCTGCAGTACCCGGACGAAGCTCAGTTTTAGTCAGACGGATAGCAACCGGTTCCAGTTGCGGCGGAACGATCAGCTTACGACCGCGGGCGAACACCTTCAGACCGGCTTGGTCCTTGAAATTCGTGCGGATCGCAATCATCGCGTTCAGCAGGGTGGCTTCGTTCAGGTCCACCTGGGTGGCGGGCGTGTTGGCCACAGTGCCGCCGTCGATCGGGTGCGAACCCGAGCACAGCGCCACACCGTCGCCGCCCACAGAGGCGTTGTAGGTGGTGGCGGTGTTCAGCAGGTTGGCGCCGTAGATTTCCTTCGTTTGTTGGAAGGACTCGATCAGGCCGAGGTTCGACGGGTGGAACTGGGTCTTGTAGAGGTTGTCGTCGATCGCCTTGCGGGTGATCGCGTAACCCAGAGCAATTTCGTTGTGCTCCTGGTTGTAGACGTAGCGTTCACCAGCCGAGTTGTCGAAGGAGGTTTGACCACCTTCGGTCTTCAGCTGCGCCAGGCCGAGGTAACGCATTTCAGCGGTACGCTCGAGGGCGAGCTTGGAGTCGTGCTTGGTGAAAATCTTGTCGTACTGAGACGGAATCATCTCGTACTTGCCTTCAACGCCCCGCAGGCCGGGGAGCAGAAGGTCTTTGATTGCTGAGAGGTTAACAGCCATTGTCCTTCACTCCCTTACGCAACGACCGAGGTCAGTTGCTTGGTTTCGACGTTATTGAAGGCCACAACAACGTAGTTGTACGCGCCCGAAGCAGTGCCCGGAGCACCCGGAGGGCTCGTGTTCAGGCTGACCATGCGGAAGGGCAGGTTGCTCGTCGTAGCAGCGGTCGAGCCGGGCGTGATGTAGGCGCCAGACAGACCGTTGTTCGCGTTGCCCGAGCCAATGTTGAGATTCACGTTGGAACCCATTTGAGCCTGGGTCGCGCCGGTCGAATCGGATTGGACGAGGAACTGAGCGTTCGGATCGTTGATGATGTAGGCTTCAATCGTGCTTTGGTTGGAGCTGCTGACATCCGAGCCCGGCCAGTAATTGGACCAAACGGTCCGCTTCTGCGAGGTCGAGAGGTACTTGCAGCCAACAAACACACCGGCGAGCGTAGTCGTACCGGCAGTCGAGGCTTGAGTGATGGTGCTGTCCGACGAGCTAACACGGACGACGGGGTCGCCGTAGTAAATAGCCGCGGTGTTGTAGTTGATACCGCCGTTGACGAGGGCGACTTGCTCATACGTCGGAGCAGAGCCAGTGCCTGACCATTGACGGAAACCGAAAGGCGCAGACGTGTTCGCCATGACGGATTCTCCCTTTTAAGGAGGCCATCATCGCACGCCGGGGCGATTTAGACCGAAAATAGATGTGAACCCTCCACGCCGGGGGAGGGGTAAAATAGCCTATACTCCAAAAACAAAGAGTGTCAACAAAAAGGGCGACCTTTTACAATCGCCCTTCGTATTTAGTACTGTATAGGCGGTATTAGTCGTTCGGAATAGGGATCGCCTCGTAGGACTTGTTGACCTTAACGAGGGAATTACCCTTGTTGTCCCGTCCAAAATGATCGGCGCCCGGAGCAGAGTTGAGCTGCGCTTCCTTGTGGCGGACCTGCTGGCGAGCCTTTTTAAGCTCGATCTGGCGGGCTTCCTGGGTCAGTTCAAGCGGACGCTCCATCAGGATCATGCCGTCGCGCTCAATGGTGGAATACTTGCCGCCATCAGGCATGTAGGACGGGTGACGCTCTGCCGGGACGGGAGTCCAGCCCATGCGCTCCAGTTGGACCTGATAGGCAGGCCTTTCTTCGCCGAAAACAGCCTTGGTTTTCCACTCGTAGTCCCAACCATCGGGGATGGTGCGACGATCAATGTAGTACTTGTCCTGGCCCTCATCCATGTCGCCCACATTGGCGCGGACTTCAGCAGCCCGGCGTGCAGCTCGGACCCGCGGATCCTCCTCGCGCATAACTGGGCGCATTTCACGCCGAATTTCTTCGGCTTGCGGCGCCGGAGGAGCCTTTGCGGCTTCAATTTCGGCCTCAACAGCCTTGGCTGCAGCCTGAAGCGGGTTAACAGTCATCTTCCTGCGTGCCATTAGTTTATCTTCCCTTCTTTCCTCAGAGTTAACACGTTACGTGCATACTCCTGATAGGTCATGCCGTTCATTTCGGCGGCTTCTTTCTGCTCTTTGGTCAATTGGACGACGTTTGACCTTGACCCCGTGCCGTTTCCGCTGCGCGAAACAGGCGCTTCAGGGGGAGAATACCGCCTTTGCGTGACTTTTGCGGCCACAGAAGTCGGTTCTTCAGCCCTTGAGACCTGCGATTGACGCACGCCGAGCAGGTTTTCGATGCTTTCAAAGTAGTCGTCGGTGTCAGGCTCAATGCCGTCAGCCGTGGCCAGATTGTGAGCCGCGACCATCTTATTGAAGAGCCGCTCATCACGCGCAAATTGCGGGTGAGCACGCACCCAGGACGCAGAACGCGGCGAAAGCTGCGAAGCAATGGCCTCAACAGGATCAGTAGGCCGCGGCGGCGGGGGAGGCTGACGCTTCGGCTGCTGCTCAAGGGCCTGCCTGCCGTGTTCCAGCTGCAGCAGGCGAGCAGAGTTGTCGCTCATTTCCTGCTGGAGATCAGCAGCCCGATCAAAATCGGACATGGACATGGCGTCACGGTAGGCAGCCTTGAGAATTTCAGCCTTCTGCCTGACGGTGTCGATCGCGTTGGAGACGAGATGCAGATCACTGTCCTGCTTCTCGTTTTGCGCCTGATAAGCCTGCTGGGCGGCCTGTTGGGCCCGGCGTTCGGCGTCATAACGCGCCTGCCTTTCGGACTCCAATTGCGCCTTGAGCGCATCCAGGCCCTCTTCGGGGTCTATGCCTCGAGGCGGGCCTTCTTCGGCTTCCTCGGCGACGACAACGTTGATTTCGTCCTTTTCGGAGGCATCAACGGCGTCTTCGACTTCGACTTCGATAGTGTCTTCTTTCTTGGCCATGTTTGTCCTACCACACCTGGTCGGGTTGCTGGATGCGACCGCGAATGTTTACGTCATCAAGAATACGGCACAGGACGCCATTGACGGTGACGCTCCAGCCGTCAGACGGGCGGAAAACGACCCAGTCGTCGACGGCAATCAGCCTGTCCATGCCAGCAAACCACTGGCTGTTGGGGTCGTCGAAGGCGCTGGCGCCGAGCTTCAGAACCAGCCCGACCTTGCCTTGGAATTTGTCTTCTTCGCGCAGCTTGTCAGTCAGGTAGATGCCGCTTTTGGTCTTTTCAGGCCGTACATAGACAGCGACCAGAACCTGATTGTTGAACAGTTCAACGGTCGACAGATCACCAATGTCTTTCTTGATGTTCTCTTTCGGGTCGTTTTCGTGCTGCATAGTCATGAACGACATACGATCATTATCTCCTTGCGATGATAGATTGGACTTCGCCACAGTATTCCAAAGCCATACGTAGACCCAGAATTTTACCGGCCTTCAGCTTGTAGTCCGCAAAGTCTGAAGCGGTTCCTTGGGCCAAACTTTCCTGCAGTTTGGCAATTTCTTCTTCGACAATCTTTGTGAGTTCGATTTCAAATTGATTGTTGTACGTCAGCATAAATTAACGGCGGCAGGAAAATCCCTGCCGCCTTATCCTTTTCAAATTATTGGTCCCCGTAAGCCTTGATCTTCATCAGGCGGCCCAGACCACCACCGGCGCCGGTATCGTGCTCGGCCATCATCTTGGTGGCCTTGAAGGCGCGACCCCCATGCTTGCGGGCCATCATGCCGCCCGGAGGCCCGGCAGGAGCCGCCATCGGAGGCGGGGCAGCCGCAGGCATCGGACCCGGCATCGGGCCAGCCATGGGCGGACGCGGAGGCATCACAGGCGGCATGGGCGGCAGACCACCTTGGGGCGGGATCATCGGCCCCGGCGTGGTGTTGGCGCGGTGTTCGCCGATGATGATGTTGATGTTGGTCTTGCCCTTGCCGGTCTTGCCGCCATGGGCGCGAGCCAGACGACCGCCGGTGGGACGGGTGCCTTCGTACTCACCGTCAGAGACCGACCCGCCGCCCTTCTTGTGCAGCTTGCCCAGCGTCTCGGCCAAGTGGGCGCGCTTGGCGACCAGGGCGTTGGTGCTGTGCTCGGCCTTGTGCAGCTTCTTGAGCGGAATCTTCTCGCCCGCAGCGACATGCAGCGACTTGTGCAGGGCGCCGGGGTGCTTGATGGCTTCGTGAATCCACTTGTGATCGGCACGGCCACCGTGCTTGCGGGCAGTGCGGCCAACGGAGCAACGCTCGCACTTGCAGGAGGCGTGGTGAACCTCGCCGCCGTGCTTCAGGCCCTTCATGGACCGCTGGCGATCGTGCTTCTTGTCGAGATCAGAGTGCTCCCACTCGTTGAACGACATGTGGTGCTTCTTGGCGAGAATCTTGTCCTCGCGCTCGTCGCGTGCGGATCCTTCAAACTTCTCAGCCTTGCCGCCGTGCTTGCGACCCGGCATGGGGCCCGTATTGACCACCGGAGGGGCGCCAGGGGCGCGTTTGGCGGCAGCGGCGGCAGCAGCCTTCGCAGCGGCGTTCTGGGCAGCCACACGGGCCGCAAAGTCCTTATCGGCTTGGTTCATCACCGTGCCGGGCGCGACAGTCGTGCCGCCGCCAGTATCGCGGTGCTTGCGGGCCTTGCCGCCGTGCTTCAGGCCAACAAGGTGACCGGCGCGGCTTTCAGCCGGGGTGAAGGACAGGCGGCTGGTGGGGACCATGGAGTCGGAGATCAGGCCACCCGGAGCGCGGTGGACCTTGCCGCCCTTCTTGAAGGCGCCGGTGTGCTTCGTACCGGCGCGCTCTTCGTTGGCCTCGCGGACGTTGCGATTGATCAGGTTGTCAGGAGTAGTGAGGGCGCGACCGCCACTCTTGCGGGCCTTACGACCGGCGTGATGCTTGGTGTCCTCACCATGCATTTTCAGAACCTTGCCACCGCGCTTGAACAGCCGCGGCGAGATCGGGCGGGCGCCGGTTTTTACATCAGCATCCAGAGCATCCGGCGGACGATAACCCGAGGCATCCACAACCTGGTTGGGATCGGTACGAACAAGCCTCGAAATCTTGCTCTTCATAGCCGCACGGGCGGCCTTGGATGCCTCTGACATTGGCTTTCTCCTATAACCGGCGTCCCGGCTTAAGGATAAATACCATATCTAGTGTCAAGTGCGAGGCGCTTTTTAGCGATACCCCGTCAGCAACCGCTTGATGTGATCAGGCAATTGCAGGGGATGGAAGACCTGATGGTGGTGATGTTCATGGTCATGCTCACCGGTATCTCTGTGCGCATTGTGACGTTGAATGTGGAAATTACGTTCGGGGAACGCCATTGATTCGCTGTCGTCATCGACGTAACCGCCGTGGGCAAATTTCCCGGCCTTGGGCGGCTGATATTCATTCCCCTGGGCGGCCTGTTGGTGCTCGGGCGGATCAATCTCGTATTCACCGTTATTTTTCATAGCGTAATTTATGTGACCTTCGTTGACATGGTGAGTAAAGGAGCCTTGGCGCTCAAGTCCGCTGGTAGATTCAGTTGGAGTAGTCAAAAGTATGGCGCCAGCCTTCTTGCCGTTCTTGGTCATAAATCGATTGGAAGGCAGATACTCATCATCCTTAAACCGCGAGTCGGTCGGAATAAAATGATCGGATCCGTCTTTATTTTTCCCGACTTTTACAAGACGTGGGTGCAGGATGTGTTGCTTCTGATAGTCATAACGCAGCCCATTCAGCGTCTTGTGGCCGTAGTGAGCCTGCTCTGGCGTTGTCGGCGCTCCGTTCGGTCCAAAATGTCCTTCCGGCCCTTCTGCGCGCTCGTCTGCAGACAATTCATTCATATCGCGGCCCGCAGACCAGTATTTTGCATGCGTAAACGCCTGCTGCATGGCCTTATCCATCGGCGAATAACGCTGCACGTCAGTGACCATGTACGTGTTTTTCGGCGGCGTCAGATGGCCGTCTTCGTTCATAAAATCTCTGCCCTTGGCATCGGTGGCCAATATGGTTGACCGAATGCGCTGACGATCCTTGCCGATGTTTTCCGTGATAGACGCGCCCAGCTTGGTCTTGGGACCAATGTTAGAGTGCGTGATGTAGTTGCCGTTCTCGGGATCGTGCAGCTCGTTTGTTTTTCCGTATGAGTTGTTAATGATGGGCGCGAGACCAAGGGGCGTGCGTTGCTTGTTAAGGCCGCGCACAACGTGCCGCGTTGATCGATCAGTTTCATCAAGAATATTGGGGCGGAACAGAACGGCGTTGTTGGTTTTGTCGGCTTTTCTAGCCGCATCGCGCAAGGATCCGGTGTGCGCCAAAATCCAATCTCGCGTCATGGCCGGATCGTGCTTGGCCTGTTCGTGGGCCGCACGGCGCACGGCGGCGCCTGCATATTGAGCCTCTGACTTGGGCGCAAAACACATGCCGCGGCGGGTGTCGACTACGCCATTTTCGTCAACTCCACCGCCACATCCTGTCGTTTGGCCTGGGCAGGTGTTCAAAATGTGAATTTTTTCGTTTTCTCCGGCGCCGGAAGAATACACTGCGTGTCCTGCGGTCCCCTTGGACCCAAAGGCAACATACGACCGACCCTTGTCGTCGTATTCATGCTTTACGGTATCGGTCTTTTCGCCCTCATCCAGAGTATTGGCATGCGCACCAATGTGACGAGCAGCGCGCAGCTTTTCCAAAGCCGCCTTTTCGTCCTTAATTTGCTGCGCGATCGGCTTGTTGAAGTGTTCCGCAAGAGTTTCTTTGTGAATTTTCTCAATCTGGCCGACGTTCAAAGGGGGACGAGGTTCATGGCCGTAAACTTCGGCCCGAGCCTTGTTGACGTCGTTCATGCCGGAAATCCAAGTCTTGCGACCATCCGGCATCGTCTTTCCGTTGCCGCCCTCCCACATGTGGCGAGGCACGGCAATGCCCTTAATGCCCCCAGGCCCCTCGGCATGGAACAGAATGCGCGTGGGATTAGAGGTCTCGCTGATATTGGGACCGCCTTTCTGCGGGCCTCCAATCACGGTCCTCCACGCTCCGCCCCCATCAGCCCGGCGAAGGCTGCTTGCGACCATCAGGGCGCGGCGTGCGGCCTTTGCGGGATCAACAGC